CCACCCACCGACACAGTGCAGCGAGGAAAAAAGCTGACGCCGAAACAGGCGCGCTTCGTCGACGAGTACCTGATCGACCTCAACGCCACGGGCGCCGCTCGACGCGCCGGCTACAGCGCCAAGACCGCAAATGAGATCGGTTCGCGTTTGTTGACGAATGTTAGTGTGTGCTCCGCTTTGACCGCAGCGATGAAAGCGCGCGAGCAGCGGACGCACATCACGCAGGACCGGGTGCTGCAGGAACTGGCGCGGCTGGCCTTCTCGGACATCCGCAAGGCGTTCAAGGAAGACGGCACGCTGAAGCTCCCGCAGGACTTGGACGACGACACCGCCGCGGCGTTGGCCGGCATCGACACGATCACGTCGAGCGTTCATGGCGGCGATGAAGAAGCGCCGATGTCGCTGACCACCAAGAAGGTCAAGATCGCCGACAAGAATGCGGCCCTGACGCTGGCCATGCGCCACTTGGGCATGCTCAACGACAAGCTGCAGATTGACGCTCCGATGGTCCGCATCAAGGACTACACGGGCCGCTGATGCAACCCGAAATCGAGTTCAACTACCGGCCGCAGGGACCGACGCTCGATCGATACATCGCCAGCCAGGCGCAGCGCGCGTTCATCTGCGGGCCGCTTGGATCGAGCAAGACGAACGCATCGTGTTGGAAAGCGTTTCGCATCATGTGCGGCCAGGCGCCAGACCGCCAGGGCATTCGCAAGAGCCGCATCGTTGCCATCCGCAACACCTACCCGGACCTGCTGGGCACCACGGCCAAGGACTGGTTGGAGATGTTCGGCGACCTCGGGCGCTTCACGAAGGGCAACATGGAGCCGCCGGCCCATGCGCTGCGCTTCAGCTTGGAAGACGGCACGGCGGTCGAGTCGGAGATGATCTTTCTCTCGCTGGACCGCGAGGAGCACGTCCGCAAGCTGCGCGGCATGCAGCTCACCGCGGGCTGGCTGAACGAGACGAAGGAACTGCCGTTCAGCGTGGTGCAGATGCTCGACCTGCGGGTCGGCCGCTACCCACAGGAGGTCGAGCCAACGTGGTACGGCATCTTCGGCGACACCAACGCGCCGGATACCGACCACTGGTACTACCGTCTGGCCGAGGAAGATCGGCCTGAAGGCTGGGAGTTCTACCGCCAGCCTGGCGGCCTGGTGCGGGCCAATCCGGATTCGCCGTGGGTTGTCAACGAGAGCGCGGAGAACGTCAACAACCTGCCGCGCGACTACTACGTCAAGGGCGCGCAGGGCAAGGACGAGGACTGGATCAAGGTCAACCTCGGCAACGAGTACGGGTTCGTGAAGGACGGCAAGCCGGTGTACCCGGACTACCGCGACGCCACGCACTGCCGCGAGTTCGAGTTGATCAAGGGTCTGGGCCTCTACATCGGCCTGGACTTTGGCCTGACGCCGGCCGCGTTGTTCGGCCAGAAGACGGCGATGGGGCAGTGGCGCATCAGGCGAGAGCTTGTGACCGAGGACACGGGCGTCATTCGCTTCGCCAACGAACTGAAGCTGTTTCTGAACAAGCACTTCGCTGGCTGGCCGATCGTGGCGATCACCGGCGACCCGGCGGGCGACCAGCGCCAAGCCGGCGACAACGAGGAACGCACGGTGTTCCAGTTGCTGGAGGCCAACGACATCAAGGCCGATCCGGCGCACACGAACGACTTCAGCGTGCGGACGGAGGCCTTTTCGGCTCCGATGCGCCGGCTGATCGACGGCGAGCCTGGGTTGCTGATCCACCCGGATTGCAAGGTGACTCGCAAGGGGCTTCAAGGCGGCTATGCGTTCAAGCGGCTGAAGATTTCCGGGGATGAGCGCTACCGCGACGCGCCAGACAAAAACGCCTTCTCGCATCCGTGCGAGGCCGGGCAGTACATGGTGATGGGTGGCGGTGAGGGCGTTGCCGTCATCACCACGACCAGCACGCGAGACAACGAGGCGGTCGCCGCCTATCGCCGCTTGAGGGGCCACCACGATGATTGACACCAAGACCAAGCTGCTCAAGCCGCTCGACGACTACCCGG